TAAAGGTTTACCATCAGGACTTTGACTAATTGATTCTATAGCACTACCTATAGCTTCTCCTACTGCACCAACCGCTTCGCTAACAGTACCACCAATAGCATCTCCAACTTCACTTAGAACTTCACCTACAGGTCTAGCTCCTAATTGTTTCTCAACTTCATTAGGTTCAATAAACATGCGTGGGTCTTCTGCTAGTGATGGAAGATTTTCATTTAGCTCTTCTATCTCCTTAGACATGTTACCTATCATAGTTGACTTTATATCTTCTGGTAAAGCTAGAAGGTCAACAGAAATAGGTGTCTTGTAAATGTTACCTGAAGGGTTTATTTTTCCATCAGAACCTAACTCGACTACATATAAGTCTACCATATTCTTATTTAAAATGGTAGGTCTAGGCATTATAGTAAAAGTGTTAGGAGATACTTGTTCTCCTGCTCCTAGTTGAATAGCTGATAGAACTCGTGTAACAGGGTTATTAGCCCTTAATGCCTCAGATACTTCGGATAATATTGTAGGAGATAAGTTATAAACACTTTCTATCATCTGCTTAAAATTGCCATCCTCTTGCATTTTATTTAACTGTTCTTCAAGTTGTTCAAAAGCAAGTTCAGTTGTAGATAAGCTCTCAGATGGAATAGCAGTAAATTGACCATTTGCCATTTTAAAAGGTACGTAGTCAGCAGCTATTTGTTTAGAAGCTTTAATAATAGCATCTTCTTCTGATAAGAGATTATTACCAGCCATTAGTATTGCTGCTCTTTTTTCTATCAGAGGTTTTAAGTCATTTAAATTAACAACCTCATCTAGATTAGTTAGGTCAAAAAGACCTGTATCAACCATACTTCCTAAGTCTTCTGTTGATATGCTTATATTTTTAAGTAACTCAGGGTTTTCTCTTATTTTTCTAGCAGTATTTAAAGAATCTCTAAAAGTATAATTAGCTTCCATTCCTGAGTTTAAAGCTGAATAAAACTCTATTTGTTCGTTACTAAAACCTAAGTTAGATAAACTAGCAGTACCTGAGTAAGCTTCTATGTTTTCCATCATTTTGTATAGTTGTTCAGCTTCTATTAATGCTGGATAAGACTTATTACCTGCTTCATCTTCTTGAGAAACATTTACATCACTAGTAGTTAAACCAGAAAAATTAGTAACTACTTCCCTTACATCTGGTGACATTATTCCAAGGTCTTCGTACAACTTATAATGTTTACTTTTTACTGCGTTAATAACCTCATTTTTTTCAACGTCTGATTTATTACTGTTTGCTAAGTCTCTCTCTAAATTAGCAAGTTCAACCGCTGCTTCCATATACAAAGCTTGAGTTATATTAGCTTTAGTTAAATTTAGTTTTATTTCTTTAGTTTCGCCATTTATTTCTACAGTGTGAGTTACTTCTACACCGAGTGCTAAGATTCCAGCGTCTCCTTGGGTTATTGCTGTCTCTGCTTTCTGCTGTGTTAGCTGTTCCTCCGCTTGTTTTACTTGAAGCTTTGTACTTGCCTTAATTAAAGTAGCCCTAGCTTGTTCAATAGCAGCACCTTTATCTGCATAGACAGCAGAGTTAAGTATGTTAAGGTAGTTACCATCTTTAGTAACCATGTTACTTACAGCTTCATAGAGAGGACTATCAGCATTTACTGATTTAGTATCGTGAAGAAAATCTACTAGTAGTGTATTAAACCTTTTATAGTCAGGTTTACCAGTAGGTAATAGAAAACCATTTGCCATCTGGTCAGCTAAAGTTTGTATCATCTCTACTTGTTGTTCAGGCGTTTTATTAGTTGCTTGATTAACCTTTGACACTTGGTTTATAAAATTATTATCTACTTTTGTACGATTAATTTTTAATTGATTTGTATTATAGGTAGTAGCAAAAGCAATTTTACTTACTTCAGCATAATACTCCATGTCTTGTATTATTGACTGGTCAACAGTAGGGTCTTGCCTTAGTTTTTCCAGATAGGCTACAATAGGTTTGTTATAAGCTTCTATAGCTAGTTGAGCATTAGGATATTTTTCATGGAAACTTTCTGAATCAAAATTGTACTGCTGATCTATATCTAAAGTTATTTCACCCATCTTAGCTTTTGCTTGGGCATCCTGCATCCTAAGTTTATAAGCTTCTTCTTTTCTTTCTAATTTTAACTTTTCAGTTTTCATTTCATTAGCTTTAGCTTCAACAGCAGGGCTAATAGCATTAACAAACTGTGATAAAGGAGTTAGTGTTGGTTGTTCTGATGCAGGTCTAACATACGTATCTACTGGACTAGCAGTAGGTCGTACTACTAAAGAACCAGCGTCTAGTTCTTGTACTTGTACTCGTTGTTTTGCCATGTTTTCCTCTTATCATTTACCTTCATAAAAATCAAAAGCATCATAGTCAGGTATGACACTATTATAATTACTAGTTAATCCAAATCTTTCTAAGTTAAATAAGCTATCAACCTTATCACTAAATACTCCATCACCAAATTCTTTGTCTGCTGCATACACACTACTCGCTGTTTGTAAAGCATGTAAAGCAAAGTTAGGTTTTTGTCCTCTAGGTAAAGAGTTTATTCTATTTAAAGCTTGAGTATTAATACCAGCTTTTTCTAAGTCTATCTGATTTAAAGTATATTCTAACTGTGTGTTTAAGGCTGTCTCACCTCTTAACTTTTTAGCTTCTGTTAAAGCCCTAGACCTTTGAAATGTTTTTCCTGATAAACCTGTCTCTGCCTGTGCAGCAGCTTTAGCTCCCTGTACTTCTAAGGCTCTTATAGCCAAGTCAACCTTTTGTTGTCCTGCTGCTTCTGCTTCTTGAATAGCTCTGCGGTTAAGTCCTTGTATGTTTATATCACGTGCTTGTGCAGCAGCCTGTCTGTTTCTAAAATAATCAGCTTCTGTTCTTCTGAAGTCAGCTTGCGCTTGTCCGAAAGCAGCAACGCCTTTAACTATCTGGAACGCTACCATAGGGTTCATGTCTTAATCCTCACAAATTCTAAAAAGGGTCTATTACTTCCACCCCATGTTTCATGTCTCTTAATAAATGTGAAGCCTAAAAAACGTAGCCAGTTTACAGCTACCTTATATTCTTCATCAACAGCATTTGTTAATACAGGGTATTTATTGTTTACTTGTTCTACCCATTTACGTGAGCCACGTAGAAAGGGTATCCATATCTTTGTTACAGGTGGTGAAGTAAGTAGCCAAGGACTACCTGTTAGGTTGTCTATCCTACCTACTCCATACATACCTGCAATCTCATTTGTATCTTCTACTATAATAGTCCAACACTCTTCTGAATTATTTAGTCCTAGTTGCAAAGCTTCTACACTACCGCCATGAGAAGCTAGTACTTCTTGTGCATCTTCAGTTCTTAAGTTATTACTAAGATAATCTACATCTGCTTGAGTACTAGCTCTAACAAAGCCTTTCATTACATTCTCCTTGAACGTAGTACGTAGAAACCTTCCCACTCTGCTGATTGGAAAGTACATGGTAAGTGACTACTACTTTTTAAAGTAACTGAAATTTGTTCAGCATCACCTAACACACCAAAGACATAAGTTCCTGATTCAATAGCTGCCTGATTAAGTAAGTTAGCAGAACTACCAACAACACGTCCTGTAAAGCTTCTAGTATATACATCTCTCTTAAGAGGTGCTACATCAACTTCAAAGAAACCTGTGTTATCGTACACTACAGCATAGTTTCTAAGTTTAAACTTACCTGTTGTTACAGGTCTATCATTAACTTTAAGGACAGGTTTGGAAAACTCATACTTAAAAGTAAATGGTACACCAGCAAATACTACCTCACTGTTAGCTAGTTTCCCTGCTACATCAGCTAGGGTTATTATCTTACCTGTCTGGTCTATGTAAGTTACACTGCTGTCTGTATAAGGTATTGTAGTAAGTCCACTTGTCTCTAGTCTAACTCTTCTATCTAAGTGAATAGAGAAGCCACCTGTAGTATAAGTAGTTGCGTCATCAACTGACAAGTTAATACGTTCAAGAAATAAGTTAGTACCTCTTTTAATTAACAAAGTTATATCTGCCCTGTTAAAAGAGAAACCTATCACATCTCCACTAAATGTCCAACGTGACCAAGAAGATTGTAATCTATCTCTGCCCTGCCAGTAGTACCTATAGATGTATAAAGCTTGGGGGTCATCATCTGTTTGGACAATAATCATGTCCTCATTGGATGAAGCTTGTATGCTCTTTAGTTCTCCATCTATATACTTAGGCACGTGTGCTGTAATTTCTACAGCGTTGTTCGTGTCAGTATCAGTGTCTACAAAGTACTCCCATAGACCTGAGTAATCACCACGTCTAGAACCAAAGTAAACAAACCTACCTGATTGTGCAGGTTTAGCCCTTAGACTAGCCTCAAACTCTGTAGTACTAGAAACATTAATAGTATCAGGAGAAAGTATAGGCTCTCCTGTAACTTTAAACTGTGTTAAATCTGAGAACAATAATAAACTATCGTTAAAAGGTACAGCATGTTTAAGTATGCTAACCTTGTTAGAGGACACTGCTACATCAATAGGGTCACTATCAATAACTGTTAGTGTAGACTTACGAAAGAAATCAAAACTTTCAAACTGTCCAGCACGTGAGAAGATAACATTCTCATCTGCTAGTACACCTAGTCTATTACGATGGAAGAATATGTCAGATAATGTAAAGCCTATAAAAGATGGGTAAGCATTAGTTTCATCATCTCCTACATCTCTATCATCATAGGACACAGGGTCAAACTGAAAATTACCACTGACTAACTTTTTAAGTTGGTGTGGCATAGTAGAAGCATCTATATCAATAAGAATGTTAGGCTCTACTGTTTCTTTCCACACACCCTCACCACTGAACGACACGTAGTAATCATCTTGTGCTTTCTCGTTGTCACCTGCTATCTTAATAGTAAAATTCTCTGGTGATTCTACTGGTAACTTGCTAAAGCTTTGTGTCTCATCTTTAAATACTAGTAAGTGTTCTCCACCATGAGAGTCACCTACTTCTACTTGAAAGTCAGTACTATTTGTAGATTGAATATGTAAGACTGAGCCATAGCGTGTTACAGTTAATCCAGTAACTGCTGAACCGTTAGTTATATTTGTATAGAAAGTAGTGCTTACAGTTGAAGCAGAAAAAGTAGCTAAGTTTTCAGCAATCTTATCAGTAGATGCACCACGCTCTGCGTTCTGTGTTTCTGACGTACTAGCTTGAGTAGAACCCTTAGTAGCAAATTCAACTGTACTAGTATTAACACCCTTAGTCAAGACTAATCTATACGTAGAAGAGTAATCAGATTGTTTAACATACACTAATGCTTCTGGATTACGAGTAGGACTAGTAGAAGTTCCTTTAGCTGCTACTGTATTTTTATTTACAATAAATGTAGTATCAGCAATAGAGACAGCAGCAATTTCTTTACTTGGGTCTGTTAGACCTGACAAGTATGATGCTGCATTATTAGTAACTGTTTTAGATACACCATCTTTGTCAAACACCCTAATCGTACCTGAGGTATCTACTACCATAGAATAAAATTCATTCTCATCTCTACGAATGGTATGAATAAAAGCTTTATCTAAGTTAGCTATTGTACCTAAGTCTGCCACATGTGTAGTGCTAGGACGTTTTGATAAGCCTGTAACAACACTAGACAAACCGTTTTCTTGTAGTTCTGCTTGAGTGTTTAATCGTAAAGAAGGTGGTTGTTGTGATACCCCATTAATAAGATTGGGGATGGATTGACTAATGAGTGCCATTAGAGTGTTCTCCTACCCTGTCTATCAATTATAGAATATGTATCATAGTTGTCAAAGATGTTATGGTCATCAGCAGCTTTGTCAAAGTCTTTAAGCTCCATGAGAGCCATCTGCTCATCCTTCTCCTGAAAGCTGTGTAAAGTATTAGAACCTACTACACGGTCTTGGAAAATACGAGTAGAACGTAGTACTGTGTAACGCTTGGCTACCTCTGGTACATCGTCAAACTCTAACTGTACTACTACATCTAACTGTGTAGCAGCACCAATGTTAAACGTATGGTTTTTTCTATCATACATTTTAGTACCACGTTGTACTAGGTTAGGACTTTCTGCTGTTAGTGTAGCATCTGCTCTTAAGACGTTAGCACCAAGTATAATTTCACCGTTAGTATCTTGTGCATAACTCTTATTTAATTCTGTGTTAAAGTGCCACCCCATAGATTGCACTTCTCTATCTGTTGTATTTAAAATTGTTTCTGCTATCTCTGCTTCAATAAGACCAGAAGATAAACTATTAACTGGTGCTTCGCCAATGGCAGAAAGCATCGTGTTTACTGCATCTAGCTTAGTTGTTCCTGCCATGAGTTTCTCCTATGATTTCCATTTGACCTTGTTAGCCCAATAAGCAGCAGAGGTTTCACCTTTGGCTATATTTTTTCTATGCCTATCTTTGAAAGCTTTGCGTTGCTTTGGGTTTTTATTTGTTTCCGCACCCTGCTCACCAAACCTTTTTAGTATTGGTTTATCTTTAGTACCTATAAGAACAGCGTGAGATTTACTTTTATGACTTGGAGTTCTTTTAGGTATTCTTAAACCTTTGAAGGTTTCTCCACCTCTTTCAATACTCATTACTTTTTCTTCTTATACTTATCTAAGTTTTGCATAGGCTTACCTGTAGCCTTTGCTTCTTTCTTAGCTGCTGCCATACCTTTTTTATTATAACTATACTTTTTTGTACCTACCTGTGGCATTAGTATCTCCTAATAAAAAAAGAGAGAGGCTCTAGAAACCTCTCCCTTCGTGTTAGAGTTAAGCGTTAGCGTCAAGCAATGCAATACATGAAGCAGGACGTAGTACGTTATGCCCCATTGCATACTTAGCAACCATGAGTGTGCCTTGACGATTGATTTGATACTCAGACTCCATACCTAAGTCTAGTAGCTTAACAGTAGCTACAGCTTCTGGTGTAAAGACAAAGCCTTTGATTAGAGAAGCTTCAGCAACCATGTCTCTACTATCAACAGCAGCAGTTGGTAGGTCATAGTGTGTTGTGCGTCCTGAACCAGCAGTATTAGCTAGTGGAGCATTGTCAGAAGTCTTACCTTCAGCAGCATCACCTGTAGTAAAGTTAGTGTACAAGTTAGACACGTTAGCATGGTTTGACATGATTACAGGAATACCTGCAATAGCTGGAACCATACCTGAAGCAACTGAACCGTTACCACCAAAGTCTGAGTTCATGTATGTTAGCTTTGAACCATCTGTTACATCCATTAACGCATAGTACTGTTCTGGTGGAAGTACTACTACTGCGTTCTCTGAAGGAACATTAGCAATGTCCATTGTCTTCTTAGCATCGAAAATAGCTTTAGCTAATTTTGAAGGGTCAAGAAGGTCAGCAGTAGCTGTACCAACAGTCACGTTTGCAGTGAAGTCTTCCTCACTAAATGCTTTGTAGTCTTGGATAAGACCAGCAGCAGCAGTTGCGTTAGTTGATAATGCAGCTTTAACAAGCATACGTGCTACGTTTCTATCAGCTTCGTTAGCAAGTGCAATACCAGCTTCCTTAGAGTAGATAGAACGAACATCATAGTGGTTGATAGCTTCGTCAATGTTTGCAATGAATTGGCTAGAGATGAGCAAGTCATCAATAGTTACAATGCGCTCACCTGCACGAATTGACCCACCTGTAATCTCATTTCCTGGAGTTAGGTATTCAGCAGTT